TTTCGGACTGGCGGACCACGCCGCGCTCGGCGTCAGATACGATATTGGCGACATGCCGCTGAAACTCCGGCGCCGCAAGCAACTCGCTCGCCGCGCTGTTCAGCCGCCCAGCCTGCCGGCCACCTGCTGACATCGCGCTCGACGCAGCGCCGGCCGCCGTGCCAGTGCGCCCGCCGACGATCCCGCCCACAATGGGGAGCGCCCCGGCGATCTTGCGCACGATGGACTCGCTGAGCTGGAAGCCTTGGTCGGCCGCCATCAGCCGGCCCGTGGCCACCATGTCCTCATTGGCGCGCTTGATGGCACTGACGGCTTTGCCCAGATTGTCCACATCCCGGCGGGTTTGCTGGTCCAGCTGGCCGAACAGCGCCCGTTTGGCCTGCGGGTTGCTGTTCAGCTCGTTGTACCAGCGGTTGAAGCCGGCAATGTCGAGGCGCCCATCCATGTTCTTCCGATTGATGATCTTGTCGTAGACCATGGATGTAACAGCCTGCCGGCGGCGGCTTTCTGGGATCGCGTTCACGGCGTCTTCAAATTCCTTCACGCGCCCCTTGGACAGGTTGCCCATTCGGGTGCCGAACATCGCCGAGAATGACTTATCCAGATTCTTGCCAAGCAGCTTCTGTGCGGTTTCCTGTGCTGCCTTCTTCACCCCGGTTGCCTCCATGGCGGCGGCATAATCCTCGCCGATGCCGATCTGGTCGGCGGCCTGGCGCTGCGCTTCTGACACGGTGCGGGCGTAATCGTCCAGCTCATAGCTGGCGGCATCACCAAATCCGCCCTTGCCGCCCCGGGCGGCGTTCAGCTCCTTGCGCAGGCCCGTGAGAGCCGCCCAGGTCTTCGGTTTCGGCGTGTATTCAACCTGTCCGGTCTCGCTGGTTCGCCGGTCAAGGAATCGCGGCATCAGGCGGCGCTCAAAGGTGGACAGCTCTCGCGGATCTCCGCCCACTTCGTCCAGCCGGGTTAAAAGCTTGTCGGCGATAGGGCTCACATCCACCGGCGTGGCGGGCGCCACCGCTTCATCCACGCGGCCGTACAAATCCTGCTCTACTTGGCGCGCACGGGCGATGTCTCCCTGCAGGTCGTCGGCCACGTTGATATTCAGGGCGGCCGTATCTTCCGCGTCGGCTTGGCGGGACAGATCGTCCGCCTTCGCCGACAGGTCCTGGAGAAACTGACGGTACCGAATCGCCAGCGGCGAGGCCGGGACAGATCGGGCGGTGCCGGCCAGCTGCCGGAACGCCTGGTTGCCAGAAAGAACCTCCGGCGGCACCGATTCGGGCGCAACGCCCAGCTCCTGAAATGACCGGGTCAGATCAGGCTGTGGGCGCACCTCTTCAGCCACCGCCCGGGCTGCCCTCCGGCGCGCACCACCGCCCAGAATTCGGTCATTGCTGGCAGCCTCGACGCCGGCGGCGAGATCCTCAATGCCGGCCGACGCCGGCGGCGCATCGGCGCCACGGGCAGCCTGCGACCCGCGCACCGCCCGGGTGGCGGGCACCAAAGACGCAATGGCGTCGGGCATGGTGCTGCCAGCGGCATAGGCCATTGCCGCGGCTTTCGAATTCGGATCAGCACCGGCCGCCCGGGCAAGCTCCGCTCCGCCGGTGCCCATGATCCCTTGCAGGGCCTCCCATCCACGGCCGGCCAGCTCCATATTGCGGAGCGCCGCCTGGGCGCCATTCATGCGCGGCTCGTATGACATGGCCCCAGCGATACGATCGACGTTCTCCGCGCCCTTCTCGGCGCCATCGGTGGCCGCCCCGTAGATACCGCCGTAACCGCCAGCCACTTGGCCAGCCAGGCCGCCGCCCAGGGTCGCCAAGGCCTCGATGGCGGTGGCGGGCGGCGAGTTTTCGAGGAACCGCCGGAAGCCTTCGCCGACGCTATCGGCGGAACCCACATCCATGGCCATATCAATGCCAGGAATGTACTTGCGGAGGGTGTCGGCGGCGGCCCCCAGCAATCCCTGGTCCTGCTCGGTAGCGGCGGTCGGCGGCCGCTGGTCCTGCGCGCCGCCGGCGGCGGCCTGGGGCTGGCTGTCGGGCGGCGGGGCGCCCTGCATGTCCTGCTCCGCCTTGCGGATGGCGCTCTTGATCGCCTCCGGCGGGGTGCCGTCCGGGAACTCCAGCTCACCGAGGGTCGGGTGCTCCACGATCATCGTACGGGCTCCAGTTGGCCGGTTTCGGGGTTGTAGCGCAGCCGGGAAGGCTGCCCACCGCCTTGCTGCGGGGTCTCAGATGCTGGTGCAGACTGACCGCCGGGCCGGTCTCCGTACTGCTCCTCGAACGACCGCTCAATGGCGCCCCGGAAGTTATCGTAGTGGTAGCGGATCTGCTGCAGGTTCTGCCGCAGCTGCTCCGGCGACTGGTCGGTATCCAGGTTCTGGATGGCCGAGTTGAGCAGGCGCAACTCCATCTCGGACACCTGGCCCAAGGCGCCGCCGGTGGGCGACTGGTCGCGCATCTGCTGGAGCCGGTCAAAGCCCAGGTTTGCCTTGATGGTGTCGATGGTGGCGCGCAGGTCGCGGGCCGGGGTACCCGGCACGAAGCCGGTAAGCGCCCCGCCGGCGCCGGCGGTTGCCCAGTTCACGTTGCCGATAGCCCGGTCCACGTTATCCATCACGGAATCGATCTGGCTGAACTGTTGGCGCACCTTGGAGCGGGCCAGTGGCTCCTGGCGGTCTTTGTTCACGCGGTCCCGTGCGCGCTCCTGAGCCTCAACTGTGGCGCCGGCGGCGCCGACATCGGCATAGCGGGCGGTGTTGGCGTCAGACGGCGCGGTTTGGCCCACGTCACCGCCCACGCGCAGAAACTGGCCGGAGCGCGGGTCAAACACATACGGCTGATCGCCGTAGCGTTCGGTCTGGAACTTGCCCTCGACCTGCTGATCGGTCACAACGGTGCGCCCGTCCCGGGTCACATAGCCCAGCTTCCCGTCGTTGGTGCGGAAGGTGGACTGCACGTTGGTGTTGCCCTGGCCGCCCATGGACGCCATGGCCGCGATATTCCGGTAGGCGTTCGGATCGAACTGCTCCGGCAGCACGGCGTCCTCGGGGTCCATCTCAATGGCGCGCTGGCGCGCCGCTGCCCACCGCTGATTCTGCTGCTCCGGCGGCAGCTGATCGAAATCAGAGCCAAGCGTGCGGAGGAAAAGCTGCGATTCGTAGGCCGCCTGCTCACGGTCGGCATCCGTCAGCTTCATGTCGCCCATCTGGGTCTGCTGCTGGGTTTGCTGGACCTGATCGTCCATCGTCAGCTCGGCAAGGCGATTCCGCTGGCCCTGAGCCTCGTTGCGCAGCTGGGCGCCCTCCACCTTCAGGGGCGCCATCATTTCCAGCAACTCGTTACGCTGACGCTGGCCCTGGATCTGGGCCGCGTTGCCGTAGACCTGCCCGAGGTCGATCATTCGCATCTGTGCCATGGTTTATCCGCCTCCGCCGCCGAGCATGCTGTACAGCAGGGCATTGCTGGCGAACTGATTGCCGATGCTGCCCAACTGGTTGTAGTAGTTACCCTGGTTCTGGCCCTGCTGCATGTACAGGTTGGCCAAGTTGTTGGCGCTTTGAGCCTGCTGACCAACCTGCCCGCTCACCGAGTTGAAACCCATCTGCATGAGATTGGCCAACTGGTTCTGCTGGTTGTTGTAGGCGTTCATGTCCCGGCTGTAGGCCGCCTGCCCTTCCTGGGAAGCCATGCCCTGGGCGTAGCCGGTGAGGTCTTTCAGGGTGGCGCCTGACAGCAGGTTACCCCGGGCGGCTGCGCTGTTCTCGAGCACGTTCTGGCCCTGTTCCAGGCGGAACTGGTAGCCCGGATCGTCCGTCAGGGTGGCCAAGGTGTTGGCGTAGGTGGGCTGGTTGCCGATGTTGCCCTGGTAATCCGTCAGGGCCTGCTCGCCGGCCTCGCGGTACGGGCGGTACAGGTTCGCGGCGCGGCGCATCTGCTCATACTGCAGGGCGATGGCGCGCTTGCTGGCGTCCTCTTGAGCGTCGGCGCCTTTGCTCGCGCCCCACGCGGAGGCGGCCGCGCCGAGACCGGCAGCTACCAATCCAATCATGATCGTATCCTCACGGGGTTTCGAGGGCCTGAACGCGCTGTTCCAGGTCCTCAATGGCGGTCTGCTGTTCTTTGATGGTTTGCTGCTGCTGGTTCACCAGGGCGGTGAGGGTGGCAACGAACTCGAACCAAACGGGGTCCATGTAGGCGTCCGGCTGGCTCTCCACCAGGGGCGCCCGCTGGTCGGGGTTTTCAAGAGACATCGGCGTTCAGGCCTATCACGGTGAAAGGGACGGGCTGGGTGATGCGGAAGTGCGCGGCCACCTGGCGGAACTGGCCGAGACGGCGCCAGATCATGCGGATGGCAAAGGCGCCGTCGGTGCCCATTGGGCGCCACTTCTCTTCGCCCCACTGGAAGCCGTTGTCACGGCTCAGCCGGAGCATGCAGTGCGGCTCTCGGGTTTCTTCCCCGCCGCCCCACAGCAAATCCCAGGCTTCGCCCCAGCCCGCTTCCTCGATGCGCGCCGTCTGCCCGGTTCGGCATAGCAATTCCAGCTTTGCGAGCCGGCGGCGCTGGTGGTTCTGGGGGTCGGTGACGTGGGGCGTGTAGAACTCCGCGAATTCCGGCGCCTGGGCGTGCGTCAGCTCCCAGACAATCCCGGCCTGAGCGTCACCCACCAGCGTCTTGCCGAAGGCCACGGCGCTGAATGAGGCCCGGTGCCGACCCTCCGCCTCATCGATCCCGCTGCGCTTCTCGAACCAGATCGGCTCGCCGAGGCGCTGGGATTCGGTGAGGTCGTAGCAGAACGTCCGGTCAAACGCCGGGCTGCTCACCTCGTACACGGCGTGGCCGTCGAGCGTGTAGCAGAAGCCCTCCGCGTCCCGCCATTCGCTCGTAGCGGCCTCCACGTTGGCTGTGCTGATGCGCATGGGCTGATAGCCCGACATCGCCCGGAATGAGCCGTCCGAGGCATGGTAGAAGATGACGTTGTCCGTCTCCGCCACCGACGCGCGAGACCGCAGACCCATGCGCTGGCCTGAGCCGGGGATGGGTGAGAAGCCCGCCTCGGACGGGCGCCAGAACTCCGTGGTCTGGCTGCCGAACACGGTCGCGGTCTGGCCCCGGCCATACACGGCGATCACCGGATCGGGCAGCAGCTCCGCCGTGGCGAAGTCCAGCCCGTTCCAGTTGGTGCCGTCGTACTGCTCGGACCAGCAGAACTTGCCCTGACTCTCGGCGTCCTCTACCACGAAGCGGCCGGCGACGAACGCCGAGGTGTACGCCGTCGGGTACGCCTCATCGGTGATCGGGATCACTTCCTCGGTCAGGACGTTGAAGATGAAGCCCGCCTCACCGGCGGCCAAATGAATCTCGGTACCGTTGGTGCTGATGCCCACCGGCCCAGACCCGTCGATATAGGTAAACTCGTCCACTGTCAGGTCGGCGTTGATGCGGTACAGCACCGGGCCGGCCACGACATACAGCAGGCCCCGCACCTCAATCATGCCGCGCACACGGCGGGAGCCGCCCACGCCCACGAACTCGCGCAGCCCCGGGCAGGACCGCAGCACGTACTGGCTGCGGCCTCTCGGGGTCGCCTCCGGCTGCATGTTGATGACGTTCTCCACGCTCACCGTTCGCTCAGGGTGGGCGTTGAATGTCAGGCCGATGGGGAATTGCATCAGTAGTCGGTGACCGGAATGTCGCGGGGATCGGAGGGCTGCGAGGACAGCGCGATCAGCTCACGCTCCGCCGCCGCGCCCCGAGCAAACACTTCCTGGCTGGAAGCGCCAAAATCCGCGCTGACCTTGCCCGCCACATAGTTGACCCAGGCGTCCTGGCAGCGCACCGGCACGTCATCCAGCGGCCAATCAATCAGGCCCAGGTCCAGCATGGAGGCGTGCGCGCTGCGCATCGTCACCACGATGTCCTTGGCCTCTTTGGCCTCCGGGCTTTCGTCCGCGTCCAGGATGCCCAGGCGCTTCATGACGCGCTCGGCCAGTTCAGTCGGCGTTGGCATTGGCCGGGGCCTTCTGCTTGGCGGGCGCTTTGGCCGGGGCCTTTTGCTTGGCCTCGGTCACTTCAAAAAATCGGTTGCCGCGCAGCTTGCGCAGGCGGGGGCCGTCGTAATCCACGGCTTTGCCAGGCTCAAACCCCACGCCGTCAAACTCCACGGCCTTGGATTCGCCCAGATAGGTGACTTTCGTCATGTCCGTCTCCAGAAGAAAAAAGGGCCCCGAAGGGCCCTGGAAGGGCTTAAGCGTCGGCGACGCCAGACACGTAGGTGGTCACCACGCCCCAATCCTTGGCGTCGTCGGTGCCCTGCTCGTACTGCAGCTTCTCGACGCCGCGCATCTCCATGAAGCCCACGCCGTAGCGGTAGCCGTAGTCGTCTTCCTTGCGGGTGGTGGACTTGGTGCGCATGGCCCAGGCCGCCGCGAGCGCTTGCGCGCCGCACAGGTAGCACGGAGCCACGTCGATGGCCGGGGTACCGGCACCAACGCCGGAGATGACGCCGATTTCCGGGATCTCGCGCACGATCACGCCGTCCCAGTAGATGGAGGTCGGGCCGCTGAACAGCGGGTTTTCTTTCCCCGCCTGCATGGCGTCGTTCCAGAACTTGTTGGCCACCATCCAGTTGCGCAGGTCTCGGAACGCCCAGGACGGTACGAACATGGCGTACGTTTCCATGTCCTCGCCGTAGCGGTAGGGGCGAATGCCGTCACCGTTCACGGTCACCGCGTTTTGGGCGGTGCGCTTCGCCAGGGACACCACGTCACCGGTGAGCTTGTCATCGGTGGCGTCGATATTCGCCAGAGACGCAGCGTGATCGCTTGCCACGAAGTTACCGGCCTCGGCGCCGTAAAGAACCCGGTCGCTGTTGCCGTCGTGCCAGGTGTTCTTCTGGCCTGTGGTCGCGGAGCCGTAGGCCACACCGTTGATGCTGCCCAGCGCGGTGATGATGCTGTTGCGCAGGTAGCGCATTTGCAGGTCTTTCAGAGCAACCTTGCCGGCGTTACGGATGTTGATCGGCGACGCCTGCTCTTCCTCGACGTTCACCAGGGTGGCGTCACGCACCACGCCCACGCTGATGCGGTGGCCGTCGTTCGGCAGCGCCTTCTCGTTGCCCACCAGGTCGCTGGAGCCGGTGTTCGGCCCACCGCTGGAATCCAGAGCGCCGACCAGGGGGATGGTGATCGCGTCACCGCGCTTCTTGGTCAGGTCCTCTTTCACCTGGATGATGGCGTTTTCGTTACTGCCCATGTACCGCTTAAAGCGGTTCGCGCGGATGTATTCGATGTGGGCTTTGTCGTCCCACTGTTTGACGCGATTGGCAGCGCTGATCGTGGTTTCAGCCATGATAATTACCTCTCAGATTCGGAAAGCGGCCGGGGCCGCGCTGATTACTTCAGGATCTCGTCGAGAGGGGTTGGGCCGGCGTAGTCGTCGGACTTGAGTCCACCTTTTGAGGATGTCGAAGCCAGGGACGGGTCGATGGCCGCCTCTTTCTTCGCTTTCTTTTCCTGCTCCGCTTCGAGCTCTTTGCGCAGCTTTGCCTCCACGTCCTTGCGCACCTCGGCCTCCAGCTTCG